CAAATAAGAAAAGGACAATCAAAAAATTACTGCCCCCCCCCTTTAGGCAAAATTGTCTTGCCAAAATTTGCGGGGGGGGGAGTGTTTTATTTATGCAACTTTCTTCCCGAAGTGAAGTCTAGCGTGTTCCATAGCCTTGATTTCTTCGGTAATAGAGTTCTGAAGGTCACAGATTTTATTTTCATAATATTCAATCTCTCTTGTGAATCCCACAGAAATTAACCACTGTTTTTTATCCAAGAAAACAGCCACAGTTTCTTTCAACTGTTTTTCTAAAGATTTGATACAGTTGTAATGAAACAGTTCCATTGTATTCATATTCTCAATCCTTCGTGTGTCATACACACGCTAAACTAGATTTAAGGTTTCGGTTAGGTGTTTGTCCTTTCCTTTACCTTATATATATATTATACCACAAATAACCTACTTTGTCAATAGGTAACACACTTTCACAGGTAGTGTGATACACACAGGACAGCGACCTATTTACCTAGTGGGTGGGTAGGCGTGTAGGCTCTGGACTTGCAGCCGATTACCTATAATCTAGTAGGCAAGTAGGTAAAGGCAGTAGGTCAAGGGCAAAAAAAAACCGCTAGAACTTTTCAGCCCTAGCGGTCAGCGGTCAGCGGTCAGCGGTTAAGCCTTGATTTTATTCAAGATATTCTGAATTTCAGTCTCAAGTGTCAAGCGGTCAGCGGTCAACTTGTACTTACCTATCAAGTGGTCAGCAATTGCCATTGACGCTTTTTTGTTCCAATCGGCATCAGCCTCAGCCTCAGCCTTTACCTTCTCAGCCTCAGCCTTTGCCTTCTTTGCCTTTGCCTTCTCAGCGGTTACCTTTGATGACTCACGCTTTACATCTGAAGTCTTTGGAATAACATAACCCTCGGCATCATAGTCTATTTTAGACTTCTGAAGGGTAACACGCACAACGTTGTAATGCGAATCATTGCCATCATCACCACTAGCGATATCGGCGGTAAAGTGGCAAGAGTTAAGGTTACAAGTCTTTACATTAAAAGCATTGAAAACACGTTTAAACGCCTCAACGCTCATAACGCCTTTGCCATTGTCATCAACGAATAAAGGCAAGTCAAAACAAGTAGGTTTGCCCTTCTCCAAGTAGTAAAGGTAAAGGGTAGATAATGCTTTTTTATCAGCCTTCTTCAATTCGTTTTCAGTGATTAAAATTAATCCTTCCATAGTGTAAAATCCTTTCTACCTATCAGTTCGGTAGATAAACCCGCATAATCCATTAGGGCAACGCCCTTCAACTATCTATAATTATAAACCCTATACCACTTTTAATCAAGTAGTTTAATTGTGTATTACACAACGTTACTATATACAGTTACAGTGTGTATTGCACAACGTTACTACTAATAGATACATATTTTATACTACCAATCGGTAGGAATATTCCTAATTATCGGTAGTTAGATTAGACTACTGAACGGTAGTTTTATTACTACCTTTCAGTAGTTTATACTACCAAGTGGTAGTTGAAACACTTGTATAGTAGAAGGGCGGGTATACTGTATAGGCGTATAGTACCCGGAAATTTTGGGGGCTATCACGTTTACGCATTTTCTCAGTTTTTCAAAAGTGGTACAGAAGCAGAAGTTCTAGGAGTTTCGGAACTTTCACACACCATTCTCAACGCCTTCGGCTATTGGTTATCTAAGCAGGCAAAAAGACACCTAGGGGAAACACTCAAGGTACTTCAGTGCTACAAGAAGTACGGGTCTAGTTTCTCCTAATGCTTTTTCCTGCAAATGAAACAACTTGTCCTCTCGGCTTTCAGTCTCCGGTATTGGGTGTAATTCACAGTCTCTTTTCATCAAGGCTGATTTGGTACACACTTCGGAAGTTGTCTCAAATGCCCACATCAGTAACTCTGCAATACTGAATGTAGTAGAAGTCTTGTCAAGTTGCAGACTAGGACTGAACCGGCACTTCATCGCAGACCGGTACACGCTTGTCAGTTGCTCACCCATAGTAACGTGATTCACCATCCTTCTCTATTGAGAAGTGGAAGAAAGCGTTTGTGTTCGTATCGCTACCGTTTCACAATTGTCCGACCGGTACGAAGCCTTTCTTCAATTAAAGATTATAAAACACTTGACAATAGAAATCAAGCAAAATAAGATAAAAGTACCAATGCCATAAGGAAGAAGGAGAGTTATTATCTTCTCTCCTTGTTGTTGCTAAAAGACAACGCTCCGTGTTTTACCCGCCCTTTAGCCTCTCCCACCGCAAGAGGGCGGGTTTTCTTTTTGAGGCATAGGAGAAAACCGAAAGGTACTGAAAGGTATAGATATGAGTATAATGGATTTGGAAAAAAAGAAGATAGACCTCTGCGTAGAGTTCATGAAACTCGGAATGGATTTAGATAGTGCATGTGTGGCTAGTGAGATTGGTCCCGAACTTAAAGAAAAACTTGCGGGAGACGAAGAGTTTGTTTCTCGTGTAAACTTTACCCTTGCAAAGAAAGAAGCAGACCTTCTTCAGAAATTAAATGACGTTGCTGAAGAGAACGCTGAACGTGGCGATACAAGACAGTTGGAAAGACTCCTTGAATTACTCAACCCACAGCGATACTCTAAGGTTACTAAACTGTCTCACCAAATGGATAACGCAGGTGGAACAGGCGGTAAAATAACAGTTGAATTTGCAGGAGATGACGAATGATTAAAGAACTTATGAAACTGCTCGCTGACGAAGCAGAAGCAGTTGAAGGTTATATCAAGGCTTTGGAAGTGTCTGACAATGCTGAAGTTCAGACCGCTCTCAAAGAAATTATGGATGATGAATACAATCACATCGGTAAATTAACGGCTCTCATATCTTCCTTGGATAAGGATGCGGGAGAGAAAATCGCAAATGGAATTGAAGGAGAAGAATAATGGCTTCAGTTGGAAAAAGAGCAGTTGCAGGTTCTTATGACGGAAATAAAGGAGTGTTCGCAGACGGATACGCTCCTACACTTTTCGCTTGGAAGAACAGCACTGCAATTATCTACACAAAAGTTGAAGCACCTACAACAAGCGATAAGGCTTTGATTGGTGCATCGACAGGATTGTCAGAAGGAACAATTACAGCCGTTGGAACAGGAGCATCTTCTATTACTGTTAGTGCAACAGAATACGAAAGATACTCAGACGGTGATGTTGTAATCAACTAATGATTAGAACCGTAAAGAAACAAGCAGTAAAACTTACCGTTCCTCAAGTCTTTAAGCCCCTGTTCAAAGGGGCAAAAAGACGTAACTTCATCTATGGAGGTCGTGGTAGCGGTAAGTCTTGGGCTGTTGCTCAGTATTGTGTATTCAGAGCCTATCAGAGTAAGATTAAGATACTCTGTTGTCGTGAACTTCAGAAGTCTATTGCCGACTCTGTTCATGCCCTTTTGTGTGACGTTATTGAACGCATGGGTTTAAGCGACTTCTTCACCATTCAGAAGAATGCAATCTATGGTGCTAACGGTTCTGTGTTTATATTTGCGGGAATTAAGTCTAATGTTTCTGAAATCAAGTCTATGGAGAATGTATCTATCGCTTGGTTCGAGGAAGCACAGGCTATGAGTAGGGAAAGTTATGACGTACTCGTTCCTACAATCCGTGCAGAAGGTTCTATCCTTATCTTTACATTCAACCCATACAAAGATAACGACCCTATTTTTGTAGAAATGCAGAATGCTGACGAGAACTCGTTGGTAATCAAGGCAAATTATTCAGATAATCTATACTTTCCCGATGTTCTCCGCTTGGAAATGGAGAAGGACAAAAGAGACGATTACGAGCGTTATTTGTGGATTTGGGAAGGACAGTGCTTAGGTCTCTCTGATGCTCAGATATTTAGGGGTAAATACACGGTTAAAGCCTTTGAAACCCCTAAAAATGCTGACTTTCACTATGGTGCAGACTGGGGTTTTGCACAAGACCCGACAGCCGTTATTCGCTCATTTATCATTGGAAATACCCTTTATATCGACCAATGTGCGGGTCGTGTAGGCTGTGATTTGGAAGATACACCGTCTTTATTCAATGAAGTAGAAGGAACTTCGATTTATCCTATATATGCAGATAGTGCGAGACCGGAAACAATCTCGTTTATGCGGTCAAAACACTACAATGTTATCGCTTCAGAGAAGTGGGCAGGAAGTGTAGAAGACGGTATTCAGTATTTGAGAAGTTTTTCTGAGATTGTTATTCACCCAAGGTGTAAACCTGTCATTGATGAGTTCGACCTTTATCAGTACAAGGTTGATAAACAGACAGGAGAAGTACTCAGAATACCTGTAGACAAGTTCAACCACTTTATAGATGCCCTTAGATACTCTCATACCGTATCTATGCGTGGAAAGAACAACGGAAAGGTTTATGAGAAGTTCAACGGAGACTGTCTTGTTCCCGATACAGAAGTAAAAGGACAGGAAGTATACCTTGGAACGTTTGCACTGCCGGGTCGTATCCTTTGGATTTCTTCTACAGTTATAAACGGAAAGGTAGAAGTTGTTGACGCTTTCACACAGAATGTAATAAACTTCAAGGAAGTAAGAGAAAAGTATCCTAAGTGTGAATGTGTGTGGATGCCACTTGAAAAATTATCAGACGTACAGCAGAATTATGTTAATGACTGTGTTGACGCTGATATTGAGCCTGCTGTTCCGGGTATCTTACCTGCGGATGGCGAAGGAACTAAATTGGTTAATGACCTCTTTGAGAGACATTCACTCTGTATCATGGAAGGAGCGTGGACACTTATATCGTGCCTTAATGAAAGAGTTTTCTTATCGGATGGCAAGGTAGAGCGTTCAAGCAAAGAGCAGGAGAACACAAGGTTTTGCCGTCTCTTTGAATATCTAGTATGGAGAATTATAGGCAGATTGCAAGCCGAGGAAGATTATGAGTAATAGGTTCGCACAGATTGCAGACAGGTGTAAAGATGAAAACTTTAAGAAGATATATCAGATTGCTTCGGGGAAGATTGACCCTGTTTCGGGTGTTAATGACGAGAGACCTTCAGCACCTGTGTCGTTCAGTGACTCTGAGATTGCAGAAATAAAAGACTTGCAGTATGAAACTGTCAAGGCAAATTACGTCTCAGACGGTGGCTTTAAGACAATCGAAGACTTGAAAAAGGAAGTTACCATTGATGTAAAAAAAGCAAGTCAGCAGATTATGCAAGACGGATTTTATAATCCGGGTTCGGGTATCGGAACTGAAGTTGACGTAGGCAATTGGGGCAGACCTTACGAACCGCTCCTTGTCGGTCCATACGATGCTTCCGCTATGTATTCTAGCGGTGGGCTTACACAGATTATTATTGACAAAAAAAGCCGAGGTCTTTGTATTTCGGGTTACGAGTTTACAAGCGGTGCTATGGAAAGTAGTGAACTTATGGAACTTCGTGACTATGCAGAAAGCCTTGGCTTCAGTTCTATTATTGCACAGGGAGCAAGAGACAGCCTTTTGTTTGGCGGTGCTTCAATCTACCCTATTTTTAAGGGAGACAGCCCTGTAACAACCGCTATGACTTTTGACCAACTGCTTGCTACAAAACTTTTAAGAAAAGGTTGTATTGATTATTTTGCAGAAGCAGACCGTTGGAATATGACTGTTGTTCCCGATTATGATTTAAGTGCAAAAGATTATCTTAATCCTTCAACATTCCTTGTACCTATTTCGGGTATCGAAGTAAATTCAGACCGTGCTTCATTTATCAGAACTAAACCGCTTCCTTATTGGTCAGCAATCAGACAGTTAGGTTGGGGTGCAAGTGATATTTGCGGTTGGGCAAAATCTCTTATCGGTTATGAAATTATGGCTATGTCTCTGCCGATTATGTGTCAGCAAATGAGCCTTCTTGTACATACTCTGCCACTTGACGGTATTATTGCACAGAACGGTGTCAAGGCGGCAAAGGCTTGGCAGAAAGAGAACGAAAGAGAAATGCGTGATTGGTCTATTCTCAATCCGAAGGCAATCAACTCTTACGGAGAGATTTCTGTAGTAAACAGAAACTACAGTGGCTTTGACTCACTCATTGATGCTATCCGAAAAGACGTTGCCGCCAAGAGTGGACTTCCCGAAAGTCTTCTGTTCTACTCTATGCCTAATGGTATCTTCAATAAATCTGAAGATGACGTTATGCTCAAGCAGTCAGAAACAATCAAACTCATTCAGCAGGTTGTTGCTCCTTGCGTACAGAAACTTATTCCTATTCTTGCAATCTCTTACTTTGGTTGCAGAGGACAGAAAGACCTTGACAAGTATCGTTCTATCAAGATTTCTTTCGATACACCTGTTGTTTCAAATCCACAGAAGAAAGCAGACGTTGCTTTGAAAATGGCACAGGCAATTCAGTTGCTTTATGTTACAGGTTTCGACAAAGGCTCTGCTGTTAATATCGTTAGTAAGGTTATCGGTGAAGTTGAAATGCCAAGTGATATGTCAACAATCTTTAATTCAGAAAATGAGAAGCAGATAAAGGAGAACACTGAAAAACCCGAAGGGGAAAACCAAACAGGAGTTCCCGAAGATAACGAGAACGGAAGGAGACCGGTATGAAAAAGCACCATGCAGTAATTGCTCGTAGCGGTATTCAGTATTACCTTGCTGACGAACTTGCAAATCTTATGCTTCACGAAATACCAAGAGAATACAAAAATCAGAAAGTATTCTCTGTTTACCGCCCTTCACACGTACTTGAAGGTGCAAAGGAGATGTTCAAAAACGCTCCTATCAGAGTAGACCATAAGTGGCTTTATTCACAGTCTGACCCCGAAATTATCGGACATATCTCTGACGATGTAGCCATTAAACGCCATAAGGGAGAAGTTGCTCTGTGTTCAACACTCGACATAGACAATGATGACAACCTTCCTAGTTACAACGAGTTGTCTCCGGGCTATCTGTCAGACAACAAATGGCAACCGGGTGTTGCTCCGAACGGAGAACCTTATGAAATCTTATGTACTAAGATTAACAGCATAAACCACCTTGCAATAGTCCACGAGGCTAGAGGGGGAAAGGATATGAAAATCTTAGATGGAGGTAAAAAGATGATTCATTCGGGCTTAATACGTGCTATTAAAAAGCGTATGATGGGCGTTATGGATGGAACTGACAATCAATCGTTTGAAAGCGTAGTTGACGAAATCGGCTCTACGTTACAAAATATTGATGAAGAAGGTCTTAAAGCGAAAACTGCTTCGCTTGTAGGCTATTGCGATGATTTACCGGATTCTGACGAAAAGGAGAAACTCTTGCGTTATATCGCAGATATTCCTCTTCTGAAAGACGAAGATAAAGAAGTCGCAGAAGAGGCTTTGAAATGTATCAAAGAGAGTTACAACACACTTGACTCCGATGCCAATTCGGAGATTATGGAGAAACCAATGGAAGACACAGAGAAAAAGGAACAGACACCTGCACAGACTCCTGCACAGGATGAAGTTCCTGCTCCTGCTCCTGCTCCTGCCGAACCACAGAAAGGTGAAGCACCGGCAGAAGAGAAAAAGGAAGATGGTTGCGGTGGAGACGGAATGGCAAAACTTGCCGATGCTCTTGACGCAATTTCTAAAAAGTTGGACAGTCTGCTTGAAGCAAAGGCAGAACCAAAGGCTGATGAAAAGCCTATTGAAGAGCCAAAGGCAGACGAAAAACCTGCTGAAGAAGAGAAGAAAGAAGATGAAAAACCTGTTGAGGGTGTTTCTGACTCGGCTTCACTTCCACAGTACACACAGACACTTTCTGCTGTTAATGCAGGATATAGCCTTGACGATGCTTTCGCAAAGTTGAAGGGAAGGAGATAAAAATGCAGAGTACATTTGCTAATGGTCTTAGCGTTTCTTTCAAAGGAAAGGGCGTTACACCGGGTATGCCAGCCTATGTAGAAAATGGCGGAACACGAACTGTTGGAGGAATTATCTCAGTTGACAATGTAAACACAGCATACTTCGGTAATGCACTGTTTGCTGTTTCTACTGACCCTTCAAAGTTCTTTGTCGGCAATAAAGCCGTAACAATTGGTGGTTCATCAGTTACACCGGATATTTTCCGTGGTATCTTACTCAATCGCCCAATGGTAAACGAGCAGTTTCCGGGACACGCTGATTATGTATTTAATCAGACTCCTGCAGACGCTTTCTATCAGGGTGCAATTTGGGTAAAACTTGATGAAAATGACACACCTACTGTTGGTGACTCAGTTTACTCAACAGACGCAGGTGTTCTTACTGTAACTTCTACAGGAAACACAGCAATCAATGCCAAGGTAAAGGAACTTGACCCCGATACAGGTCTCGTACTTATCTATCTTGACGGACAGTTCTAAGGAGACTTAAATGAAAATTATCGCAGGAAAAGGTTGTGAAGGACTTGCTCAGAGAGCATACAACTTCATCAATTCACAGGCTGTCGATGCTCGTAGTCAGATGTCTGATATGACACTTCATATCGGTCTTGCTTCTGACCCACAGTTCAAGACACCTGCTCACGCAAGAGACTCTATTTATGTTGGAGACTCTTCACACATTGGCAATCTGATTGCTTCTACACAGTTGAAGGCACAGTTTGCAAAAGACCCTAAGTCTGTAGTTCTTGCTCCAAAATGGAACAGTATGACAGGCAAATGGGATGAGGTAGCAAAACAGGCTTACGTTGGAGATGCCGCACCGGATTATCTCTCAGCACAGGCTATTGCTCCTTGGGCACAGGGCATCTTCAAGGATGTGTTTGAACGCCCACTTCTGTATTCACACGCCTCTGACCTCGTAAAGTTGGAACAGGGAACAAACCCTTGGTGTGAAGTAATGAACCTCTACCTTGCAGATTATGCAGGTGGACCACTTGGACCACTCAATGCAGGTAGCCCGGATGGAAATATGTCTAAAGACGTTTCTGCAAAGAGCGGATTTATGACTGCTCCTGTAATCAACATCTTCGTAACTTATACTCTTACAGTAGAAGAACTCGAAGGAGCAAAAGTTGCAGGTGGAAATCCATTTGGCGAAAAACTCATACAGGGCAAAATCAAGTATGCTAACTACATGCTTCAGATGCTCACAGATTATCTTACCTACTACGGTAACGATGATACTGACACTGTTGGTCTGTTCAATGTCAACACAATTACTGCAACTGCTTCGGGAGATGCTCTTGCTGATATCCTTGCTGACACAACAAACACAACAAAGGGTTCTACCGCATATCAGAAGTTGTCAAAGATTATCAATGACTTCTTCTCAACATCTTACAACAAGTTCGACCACGTAAAGGTTGGTCTTTCAACCTACGCTTACAACTTGCTTTCTTCTATGCCTTACAGTGATGCTTATGAGGCTAAGTCAGTATTGGCTATCTTCAATGAGAACTACATCGCAGGTGAGACAAAAGAAGGAAAAATCCCAAGAGTTGAGTTCTACGCAGACCCACTTCTCGATGCTAACACTGACTACAATCAGAACGCATACGACTATATGGTTATCACTGCACCGGAAATCGGTCTTGGACCGGAAGACACACGCAAGAACGTTATCTTGCAGGGTATGCCTCTTAAAGAGTTTGTTTACCCTGTTATTCCGGGACAGATTAACACACAGCACCGTATGCTCCGCAGATACGCAGGTATCTATGCACCGGTTACTGAAAGTGTTAAGGTTATTTCCGGCTTCGGTAAGCGTGTATAACGCAATCAGCCCTCGCCCAAAGCGGGGGCTTATTCTAAGGAGATATAAATGGCAACAAAGTATATTGTAAATACAAAGAAAATGGCTTTTCAGTTTGCGAACGGTAAAGTTCTTGAACGAAAAGGAGTTATCGCTGTAGAAGAAAAAGAACTTGAAGAAATGGAAAAAGACTATTTCTTTGCTAGTCTCAAGGAGAAAGGAGCAATTTCTGTTTCTTTGGTAAAACCTTCTGAATATTCTACTCCGGCAGAAATTATTGCGTCAGACAACGCAAAAATTAAAGACCTTGAAAAAGAAGTTGCTGAACTCAAAGCAAAACTTGCAGAAGCACAGGCAACAGGAAAGGAAACTGCTACAGTAATTGACTCAGATGCTCCAACAACTGTTGATGCACCTGCTGACACAGAAGACAAAAAGACCTCTAAGAAAGGCAATAAATAAGGATTTCCTATGAAAGTTCCCGCATTAGCATTTGTTAACTTTAAGTTTTCTCGATACATAATCGACTTGACAGAAGCCGAGTTTGAAGAAGCGAAAGATGCTGTTACCGCTATGTGGTATGGCGTCTTTGAGTTATGGTCTCCACTTCCTTCAGAAGTGAGACTTGCTAAGCGGGAACTTGTTTTGAATTACCTCATTATGTGGTATTTAGCAGACCTGTTTCCACTTCGTTTGAATAACGGAGTTATGGGTACAGGCGGTATGCCTTTGAACTCTAAAACGATTAAGAGTGTAAACCTTCAGTTCAGAAAACTGAACCTTCCTGCTTCTTATGAAGCACTTGGAACTAATCAGTTTGGAGTGAAGGCGGCTGAAATGATACATTACGCACCGGAAATGATGGGTGTGTATGGTGGAGAGTTATTCTAATGGGTGGAGTATACGGAGAGTTCCTCGGGTTCTTCCCCGAACTTATGGAAACATTTGAAATATATACTCACGAAGACGATAGAGTGTCGGGTTATACCTTGAACTTTGAAAAGAAGATACAAGGTATCAGACAGACAACAAATGAATATATTGATATGAAGAGAGCGAAGGAACTTCCGCTTCTTGATATTGGACAGAGATATACGTTTTGGTCTTATACAAAACTTGATATTGCAACCGAGTTTGTAAAGATTGATGACGAATATTACCGCCCTATGAAAGTTGCACAGTTTAATCGTGAAGGCGGTTTTTGGGAAACGGTCCTTGAAAAAGTTGTTGGTAACGATGGAACAAAAGACTATTCTCCCGAATTAGAGGTAGGAAACTTTGGCTAGAGAAGACACTGAACAAGACCTTGATAGTGTATTTAACAAACTAAGAAGAGGTTCTGCAAAGATATTAAACCCACGAACTCTTACAGTAACCGTAGATGGTGGTCATGCAAGTTTTGATAAATATGTCAAGTTTGCAGGAAACAGCCACGAATTAGCAGAAATACACACCACAGGAATATACGGTGGACCAAGCAGACCTTTTATGTATAAGTTGTATCAGAAGATAAAAAACAACACAGGCGGTTATGCAAAAGAAATCATAAACGACAATATGAAATACGACAGATACAAACGTGGTTGGTATGTAGATTGGTGGAACGTTGCAAATCAGTTAGAAACAATCTGCATAGAAGAACTTATGCCCGAAGTGTCTGCCGAACTTCCGCCTATAAACACTAAATCTCAGTATAAAAAAAGTGAGAATGGATATGGTGATATGACGCTTTATGCGACAGGACAGTTGTTTGAAAGTATAGTAGTAATGTAATGGAGATAATGTAATGTATTTAAGTAATGCTGTTTTAGGTGATTTCATAGCAAAGTGTCTCTTTGGTAAGAAGTGGGAGCAAATGAAAAAGTTTGTTATTCCTCGAAAAGGAAACTTTGTAAACCCACAGCAGATTTCAAGTACAGACACCTATGCTATATACTACATTGAAAAAAAACAAAAGCGTCTTGTAAATAATTCGGATACAGAATATAAAGAAGAAAATGCTGTAACTACACACTATGCAACAATCAAATCTCTTGTTAGAATACAGTTTATAGGAAAGCACGCAGAAGAATGGGCTGACTCATTACTGTTTTGGGATGAACGCACCGATGTGCAGGCTCAACTATTAGAATATGATAGTCAACTTCTGCTTGGCGATAGGGATATAATCACTGTTCCATTTCAGCAAGATGGATACAATGGTGAAATGTCATACTTGGCTTCTTTTAGTATACTTACAGGTATTACGAAGGAAGAGATTATAGAATACTTAACTGACCTCATATACTTTGAGGGAACGTTAAAAGTGGAGAAATAAAATGAACGACTTTAACGGTTCAGTTGCTCAGCAGGATGTCTCAATCAGTACAGACGTTGTACGAACTGCGACTGTTGGTGGCAACTTCTACGAGAACGTTCTGTATGTAACAGACCGTTTCTCGTCATTCGGTGGTGACACACCGGTTTATCCTGTAGTTAAAAAGAGCAACTATGCAGATGTTCTTGACGACTACGCTTACCTCTCAGATGCGGAAAAGAAAATCGTAAAGGGTAACCTTGCTTCTCTGTTTGAATATGGTACAGACATTAAAGTTTATATCATTCCTTCAACAGAACTTGCAAATTACAAACTTTATGGTTACTTCACCTATCTTGATTTGGAATGGAACACAACAGACGGTACAACAACCGACTATGCTCTCTCAGCAGATGCAAGTGATACCATTACAAACATCAAATCCGCTTTGGATAAGGACTTTACTACAGTTCTTATTGATATGCCTGTTGACCCTGTAAACGTAAAGGGAACTTCAACAACTACAACAGCAGGTACTCTTGGTCTTATCACTGCATTTTCAATGGATGCAACTGTATTTGCCCGCCCTGCTATGGTGACAGGAACAGCAAGTGCTGTAAATGTTTTTGTAGATGCAAATGGAGACCCTATCGGATACAGCCCTGCTCTTTATCAGTTGGGTAAAACACTATCAAGCACAAATGAAAGTGGAGTTCCTGTAGGAAACGCTTTTGATATGACTGCTGTAAACTTTCAGAATGTTATGCCTACTGCTGACACGAGCACGGATGTACTTGTTGGAGCAAGTGCAACATTTGCAGACTACTTTGAAGGAGTTAGAATTAATTACTTCAAGCCGGTCGGAAACGGAACAATGCAGTTGACAAACTTTGGTGGTTGGACAATTCTTAGTAATTGTACAACTGCTGATTGGATTGTTGCATATCTCAACTTTATGAATAGAGTTGCTTGTGCTACAGTCATTACAAGTGGAAGAGCATTGAAGAACGCAAGAACTTACAATGAACTTCTTGACGCTGTAAAGGCAAATATTGCCGGACAGGTTAGAAATGAAAGAATCACAGAGTTTAAGATGACCGCTCCTTCTTTCTCTGACCTTCCAAAAACAAATGGTCACACAATCTCTATCCCGGATGCTTGGGAAGGAGTTTATGTGGATAACGTAAGAAAGGTCAAAATCAGCGGTACTTTAACAGTATCAGCATAAGGGGGATTAAATGGCTATTACTACACCTTCTGCAAACGCAACTGCAACAGGTCCAATCATTCTTGATGGCTATGATACAGCCAAGAAAGATGATACCTATGTAGGTCGTGCACTTAAACAGACAATACAGGCTGTTGGTAACTTTTCAGCAAAGTATACTTCTCCTGTATTAAAAACACTTGCACAGAACGATGCTCAGTACACAGGTATTGACAGTAATGGTGCCATTTACCTTGTAGGATTTAAACTTGAATCAGTTATCGTTTCTGCTTCACAGCAGATTGATAACTCAAAAGTTATCCCATTGGTAAACGGTGACTCAATCACCCTTACAAATATCTGTAAAGCAGGTACTCTTGCTTTCAACGCTTCCCGCACAGCAGGTGGCTTGAATGACGGAGACTGTGTATCAGTATTCGACTATGTACGTTCACAGGGTGACGTTGGCGGAACCCTTGAACTGTCATGGCTTATGAACGGTGCAACACACAAGATGATTTTCAGTGGAGTTTGTGTAAAGAACGTACCACCTCTTACCCTTGCAGGTAATGATGTACCGGACTACAACGTTCAGTTGACATATTCTAACTACACTGATTCTGACTCACCTGCTTACAACGAGTTGCTTGGTGCATAAAAAGAACGTGGGGCTTCTTGCCCCACTTCTTATTTTTTATATAATATAAAATACGGAGGTAAGGTTGTATGAAATTAACTTACAAAGATTTAACAGATGATTTGGCAGAGGTTGTAAAGGCACAGGAAAAAGACCCTTTAGAACGCTATTCAGTAGACATTGAAGGTAATATGAAAACAATGCCTGCGGTAAAAGTTCTAAGCATTATTGATAATGCGGGTACTTTTGAAGACCGTGCTCAGTTTGTAAAAGAACTTTTGCAGGGTTGCAAGGTTTCTATTTACAAAGATGACAAGAAAACTTTTGACGTTGCCATAAACAACGGAGTTGAATGGTGGGCTATTGACGGCTTCAACGCTGACCCTATGGCTCTCCGTTATCTTGTTACAGTTGTGTATACAAGATTCTTAAAAAAATACACAGCGTAATTTCCGAGTTCGCAGAACTTACGCTGAAAGAAAAGTCCGCTGATACTAAGAGTAAAGGCGGACTTTCTGCAATCATAGAACAAGCAAAAGCGAACAAAGATATTGCCGATTTTAAGAAATACGTGGATAATGTCTATAGTGCTTGGTTCTATATGTATGTAGAAAACTTTCACTGCAAGCCCGATACGACAGAAGAAATGGTTTCGGGATTGAAGTATCTATTATATAAAAGGAGAAGTTCATAATGAATAAAGCGGATGTTGAGTTCACAGTTGGTCTGAATACTTCTCCGGCTGAACAACAGTTAAATAAACTGTATGAAAAAATGCAGACAGCACCAAGAACCTCACCATTATTACATCAGGTTGCAAACGAGTATAGTCAAGGCTTCAAAATGGTTGGTTCTGCTTATGACAGTGGTTCTAACCGTTTTGGTGTACCTAGTACACAGGTTCTTAATACTGCACTTGTAGCAACCACACAGACGCTTAAAAGGTTTGAATCAACACTGAATAGTGTTATCTATATGTCAAGTAGAATACTTGACGATTATCTCAAAAAAGCCGGTCAGTTACAGATTGGTTATACTCCAAGTTCTTTTTCAGAATACAGAAGTAATGCTTTCTCAAGACTTAAAATGATGGGAAACCCATTCTCTACTGACCCTTCTTTAGTAGGAAGTACGTACAGTGGATATATGGCAGGTGGAAACGCCTATGGTGTTCCTAGTACAATAGTAAACTCCGGTGGATTGGTAAGTGTTGGAAGAAACGTATCTAATTGGTCTCCTAGCGAATTTTACACAAGAGACCAAGTTGACGCTATTAACTATAACATAAGCCACAACGATATATTCAATGACCTTATATTCAAGCGTAAAGCAGGTAAACCATATAGTAGCACCTATGATGTATTTAATAACATTCACAGCCCTATGGGTGCTATGGGAATGTATTCTATTTGGAGTAGTTTATTTGGAAATAAATCTCCATTAGGTATAGAAGCCCCTAAACATGTGTGGACAGGAGCAGATGGAATTGATTCGCCTACTGAACAGAGAATAGATATCGTAGACCTAGAAAAGAAAGATAATGAAGAACTCAAGGAAAAACTTCTTTTATGGGGTAAGATAGGAGCAACTATTTATTCTATAAGAAAAGTTATTTCCGGTCTTGCAAAACTATGGAAGTTTGGTGCAGAGACAGTTTCCGGTGTAAACAGCAATATTAATGAAGAACATGGATTCTTTTCCATTGACCCCGAAGGTGCATTACGTGCAAACTCTGATAAAACAAGAGCCTTGCTTTATGCCGGTGTTCGTAATATGGGTCAAAATACCCCTGTAAGCAAAGAAGGTCTCGATTACGCATCTACTAAAATGACGGAAATGTGGACTGCAGCAATGTCGGGAAGAAACGTGGATGCTAGAACAACAATAGATGTTCAGCGTTTGAAAGACTTCTTTGGCATTGACCTTTCTGTAGCAGGTCTTCTCACCGGTGAAAGAGAAGGAAAAACAGCAACTGACATTCAGATAGATATGATGGACAAGGTAGAGAAACAAATCTCTAAACTTGCCGAAGCAGACGAGATTACAAAAGGACAGGTAATTGACTCATTAAAAAATATTCTTGGTGATGAATTAGTTAATGCAATTGTTGCAAACGCTAACAAGAATCTTAAAATAGACGCCACAGACCTTAAACTTACCCTTGCAGAAAGAATCATGCAACAGGGCGGTTCTGCTATCCCTTCGGGAAATCTGACAGAGGCAACAACAAAGGCTGTAACTTCTCTATCAAACTTGAACAATGCTTTACAGTCGTTGAAAAATACATTAGTACAGGAACTTTCACCTGCTTTCTCAAAGTTTACAGATGGCTTGGCTGTCCTTGTGAATTGGATAAACAAGAAGATAAACAAAGTTGAAGGGACTAAAAACGCTAATGATGAAATTGCTTTTAAGACTTCCGTTGCTTCTCTTACACAAGGCAGAAGTGCTTATGGAGTTTATAGCCAAAACAAAGGTAAAGACCAAAAAGACAAGTTTGAAAATAAGGCTCAGCGTGTTGCAAACGACATGAAGAGCAAGAATATCTATGACATTTTTGAGGCTATGTATCTCTCACAGATTGAAGCAGATAACGCTTCTGATATTGAAAATATGGGTATCAAAGCGGTTGAAGATGTCGTTGGAAAATCTATGATAAAGGGCAAGTTTGACCCCAAGTCAAAAAACCCTGTAGAAAGGGCGTTGGCAAATTATACTTGGAAAGACTCAAAAGGAAGAGTATACAAGGGTTTTGAAGCATTTAAGATGCAGGGAGCAAACGAAACCGGTTTAGGTTGGTGGAACGCTGATGTAAACAACCTATTCTATCACCCTGAAAGAATGGATGAAGCACAAAAGATAAAGGCTTATCAGTTCTTCCTTGAACATAACAGAACAGCAAAAGATGCTTTCTCAGAAGCGTTTACAGAAGGCGGTGATTTGGACTATGGAACAGGAATGAATGTATTTAAATACTTTACAAACCCTGCTTTCTATAGTTCACCGGAAGAGTTCTTAAACTTTATGCACGAAATGCAAAGACAAGCACCACAGGTTGCAGACAACACCTTTGATATACAGCCGACTTGGAATGACAAGGACCACAATAACCGTATAGACGCAGGAGAAGTAGAAGTAAAACTGAGAGTGAAAGACCAATATGACAAAGAAGTTGGAACATACTCTCTTGTATGGGACATGAATTAAGGAGTAAATATGAATGGACTTAGAGGACTTAAAGCATTAACTTCTCCAAACCTTGTTGGTGCAGGTCAGTATTTTAACCTTCCAACAATCGGTGGGTTATATGCTTCTAAGAAAAGTGCAGATGAACTGTCAAGTCGAGAAAAAGTATTTGCAGTTGTTATTCAGTTATTAGATATATTTAAGTTTGGTATTCCACTATATCCCGATGTATATGAAGAAAGTGGAAGTAATGACATTAGTGAACAGGTTCTTGTAGGCGGAATTGGAAGTGACTCTTCCAAAGACGCAACTCCGGGAGATGATATTGCAGGTGCTCTTGTAAAGGTTGCAGATAATATCGTTGTAAATCCTCGCAAGTGGAGAATACATGGTTATACAGGTCTAAACATGAATACTTCAATTGGATACGTTATAAACGGATATTTACCCGAAGCAACATTACAGTCTTTTAGAAACAAGTTTGGAACCCAAACATTAAATGGAGTTTTCAAGCAGACTCTTCAGTATATATCAGAGGCAAGAAGACCTTTTAAGTTTAATACAAGAGAAGGAGAAACAGTGCCTTGCCTAATTAAGAGTTATAATGTTAAAACAGTAGCAGAGAATAACAACTTTGTAGAGTTAGATTTGGAAATACAAGAGTTTAGGTTCTTGGCTTTAACAGGAGATGAACAAGGAAATCAAACAGCAGTTGGCGGAGTAAATACTGTTTATACCGCTTCAAAACTTGGTAGAACAGCACTTCGTTCATTGGTATTCTAAGGAGTTTACATGGCAGATTTATCAGAATATTCTACTTCTCAGCAGAAGGTTATAAAAGAAATTGTAGCAAATGACAATAAGTTTCACACCTCATACCTTATTGCTGATACACCGTTTTACGGAATGTTAAATGAACTTGACAATGGTGAAGTTTCGGTAAAAAAGAATGTTTCTTGCTCACTTAATACAGGAAGCACAGATTATGAATTACAGATTTTTTATTCAAAGGAACAGGCTTGTTGGTTCTATGTATTAAAAAATCTTAGTGAAGAAATACGTGGAATTATCCACTACAACACTTTGTTTAACGCCAAGGGAGAACTTGCATTTGCCATTCTTAATGACAACATAAACGACACTGACTTATCTATGTCAATGCCGTATTCCAACATTCTTGTTTTAAGGAAGTAAAAGATGGATTTTCAAATAGCAAGAGAGATAGGATACTATTTTGACCGTTGCATAGACTTGACTTTTTACGACACCGATATGAATTACATCGGAAAATTAAAGACACCTGCACACGGTTTGAAGCCAACCATAACAATTAAAGGCATTTTTATTGAAGGCGGATACGCTATTGACTCATATATATCAATACAAAATATGGCTTTTGACGTAGATATTGCATACGTTGGATTTATTAAAGCAAGAATGTATTACTCCGGGCTTGAGGAAACAGTCACTGCTACCGTTGTAAATCAAAAACTAAAAAACGGTCATACTGTATTGTATAGAGTTCTTTATGCAGACCAAGAAAAAGAGCCACCTAACAGATGTATCAGATTTCAATGTGTTGTCGCTTCAAAAGACACCACTATGTATAATACAAAGTTATACATTTCGAGTGGGTCTGCAAATTTTTTAAAAGCAGGGGTTGATGCAAACACTTTAATTACTGACGTAAAAAACAAAAAAGGTTCTGAAGTCCCTTTGAAGAAACTCTGTGAAGAACTTATTTCTATTTATAACGAAGGTATTACACAGAACACAAAAGTAGGAAATAAAAATGATTTATACGACCTGTTAAAAATTTCTCTTCTTGAAATTGATGAACCGCTAGAAAACCTCCCAGTATTATTATCTTCGGGGGAATACTCTATTGGGGATTTTATCCGTCAGTTGAATGGTAAAATATCAGAGACAAATCAAAATGGATTTTCCTATAGCAGATTCAAGATTGTTATAGATAGAGGTTCTATGCGAGTTTCAACACCTGTTCCGAAAGATTGGAAAGACATAGCAATCTCGGAGGGGTATACAGAAAGTACTTTTGAAGATTTTTACAACAATAATTACGTAAGTGTAAAGACAAATACTTACACAATTTTAGGTGGAGTATCAATTACAGAAAAACGCTCTCCTGTAGTTCCACTTAATTTTGTAAAAAGTGCAACTCGTAGCGAATGTGTTATCTATGTAGAAACTATGTTTGATGATAGAATTACCCCGGGATGCCACGTTTCAATTAAAAGTAACGCTATTATGGGTAAGAAGTTTGGTTCTTCTAAAAGTGCTAGAGGTGGTAGCCGAATTATTCATTATTTAAACGAAGACAAACCTGTTGTTTTTAGAAATACAGGAAAGATAGAATATTTGTTTTCAACTACAGAAGACAGTTATATGAAGTTACAAGGTCCTGTAGATGAAAGTATAGAAGCACAAACTTGGTCTAGGAAGGAGACTACTATTTATGAATGATAGTGCAATAAAAGACATAGCCAATCAGCAAATGCCTATTAACACAGCAGTAAGAGGTTTTATAAACTCCACAAACTACATAAATATCGGTGTGATTACCAAAGTTCACGATAAAAACTATGTAGACGTAAATCTTTATTACACTAATAACTCGGGAAAAAAGAGCGTAATACAGGCTGTAAGGCTTCTGCATATAGGAACTACAAAATGCAAACTTCTCATTACTCCTTCTGTTGGAGATAACGTTCTGTTACTTTGCCCAAAAGACTTTATTGAAACAATAGAATACAATAGACAGCCACAAAAAGGTGAGGCTTGTTACTTACCTTATGGAAATGTAAATATGTGTGGTATTCTCATAAAAGACGAAGCAGATGATAATGTTAAAACCACAGTAAGAATTAATGAAGAGGGTGCAATATCTGTTGAAACAGAAGGGGACATTTCTGTTAACTCAAATAAAACAGTTACATTAGATGGAGATGGTTTTGGCGGTCTTTGCAAAACCCCCGAACTAAAAAAGCAATTAGATATACTTACAGGCAGATTAGACTCTGTAATAAACGGAATTAAAACTGCAACTATAACCCCCGAAGATGGAGGTGCTTCTTTTAAGGCAGGAATAGTTGCATCTATTGAAGCGTATACAAAAAAAGAGGATTTCTCACAGATTGAAAATGATAAAATTAAACACGGAGATGGCTCTTCTTCTTGACGAAAATATAATAACATAGGAATATAAGTATATGGATTTTGCCATGACAAATATTGACACAGAGGTAGATAAACTTGCTCTGTGGGATTTTAAAGTAACAAAAGGTTTTCTCGAAATAGTAGACCATAATCAAGCGGTTGAACAACGTTCGTACATTGCTACATATTTACAGCGGGGAACAGTACCACAAGACCCTTCTGTTGGAAATCAGTGGGTTGAACTTATGACAAGTCAGATTTCTCCACAGGCTCTTAATTCACAGATAAGACAATCAATAATTGATATGACAGGCGGCTTGTCATATCTCCCTAAATATACAGATAAAGATGGAAAAATTGTGGTGGAGGTCACAAAAGTATAATGGATATAGTAAAACAGATAGATACACCGTATAACAATGCGGTAGCGATACTAAACAGAACAAATGAACTCCTTAATGAAAACAATATCATGGATTCTACAGAGACAGAGGTTGCTCAGTTAGAGCAAAATGTTGCAAATCCTGCTTGGTTATTTGCTTTGGCTTGCGGTCAACTGCATACTTCTTGGCAAGAAAAACTTGCAAAGGCATATTCTGCCCTAGACCCTCAGAACTGCGAAGATGACCAAGTTTTAGTATTAGCATCTATTGCGGGTTTAAGTCGTGATAGCGGTACACCAAGTAATATTACTGCTACCCTTTCAAATAATGGAAATACAAGCGTTACAATACCGGTAGGAACACTCTTTAGTGAAAGTATTACAGGACACAATTGGGCTTTGAATAGAAATGTGACTCTTGCACCAATCAGCGACCCGCAACACGTAGCCACAGTAGTTCTTTACAGTACCGAAGATGGTGCTTTTTATGTACCTTCTGCAACAGAGTTTCTTAACAATGGCTATCCCGATGTTACTTGCGTTTCAATTGCACAGTCTTTTGAAGGTGACAGCATTGAGTCTATTGCATCTTTGAGAAACCGTATTTCTATGGGTAAGGAACAGTCAGACTTTTTGCTCCAAGCCATGAACGCAATTGAAAGACTTCCGGCAGTAGAGTCTTGCTCAATTTGGTTTAATAAGTCTATTTCGCAGAATCTTATTGTTGGTAATAAAACAATTCCACCAAGAACTTGTTATATCGTTATTAAAGGTGCAGATATTACAGAGAAATTGGCAGACGTTTACTTCTCATATTTGGATATTCCCGCAACGGTTGGAAATATGGAAAGCACTTGTAGACGTGGTATGCAAGATTTGGATGTTCATTATGATGTTGCTTCAGAAGTTTCAGTGCCGGTATACGTTACAATCAGAGCGTCAGATGCCGCCGCAGGTGCAGATGGTGCTTATAGTGAAGCGGTAATGGCTATGAGCGGTACTCTTGGATGTGGCGAAAATCTCACTGCACAGAAAGTCTCTGAATGGGTACAGAACGTTGGTTATGGAACTGTCGTAGGTTGTAATGTTGGAACAAGCACAGGTATTGTATCTAATATAAACCCTGATGAATATGTTGTTTTCACATCTGAGAATATTCATATAATCAGAGCAAATGTGGAGTAACAAATGGCAGAAAAGTTTCCATATTTAGCAAGACAGATTAATGGACCAATCGCTATAAGTTTCGGAAAAGGAATAGACTCTATTTATGAAAATGACGAAGAGTTTATTGACTTCCTTTCAAGGTTTTCCATTGATACTCTTGAAGGTAAATGGCTTGATGCGTTAGGACTATTATTAGGATTGCCTAGACCGTGGGTAGAAGTACCTATGATACAAGAGGCTTTACTTTTTGATAATATTCCAAATGTTGTACCAAACCCACCGTCACACGCAATATCAACAGATAGAAATGTTGTTATTGGTGGGTCTGTAATAACACCAAGTATGGGTGGTAAGTTTGACGATACAAACAGAAGTATAAGTGTTGAGCCTATATCAGACCCTATATATAGAGACTATCTTAAATGTGCTTGTATGGTCAAAAAAAGACATTCTATCAATGGCATAGCAGATGTTGTTGAGATATTTTGTGGGTCTAAACAATATGCAATTACATTCATATCTGACGAAGATTGGATGAATGATATATTAGTGGAATTGCCTATACGTCTTTTAGACTATCAAGCCACACTCCAATATGCTTTTGACAAGATGTTTACAACCGCACCAAAGGTTTTAGTGAGAATAGACTCGTCTTTTGATAATGAGTACATTACACCCGATGTTAGAAGAATAGTTTATGACATTGTTGGTAATAACAGTTTTTCGGTGACAAACTTTTCAGAACTTGATAAACTAGTTATTGATGTAACACTTGGACAAATCAATGCTTCATATAGAAACGAAGTAAAAGAAGCATTGGATGAAGAATATGCAACTTATGACGATATAGTTATAAGTGTAACAGTAGTTGGAAACTAAACGAAGGAGATTAATATGAAAAAGATTAGTGATTTTAATAACGCAACAGAGAAATATCAAGTAGTTTATGCGGGCAGTGCAACACGCCCCGAGTTTGTTGATATGCCTACAGTTCTGCAACAGCAGGAAGGCGTAGCACCAATGGATACGCTTCCTGCACAGTGGTGGAACGCTATGTGGAAATTGGCTACAAAAGATATTAATGCGTTTAGAGATTACGTTGGAGACGCATTTACTGAAATTAACAATCTCCTTGTAAAGTTTGGCATTACTCTTGCAGATGCCGATACCGAGCAGTTGTATGACTTCTTCCACGATGATTACGTTCAGAACTACTTGAATGGTATCTTCATAAACAAAACCGGAGGTACTATTGATGGTGATTTACACATAAAAGGTGACCTTAGCGTAGATGGTATTGGAGAAGAAATTATCTCTACCGAACTTAAAGTTGGTGCAAATACAATTACACTAAGAAACGATAATCCTACTGCTCTTGGAAACGCAGAACTTGCAGGTGTTGTAACGGAAAACTATGACGGAAATAACAATAACAATATTATTGCCATTGATAAAAATGGTGAAGCAAGAACCGGAGATATTGATATTGCTACACGTATTCTGTATTCAAATGATGGGACAAACTTCTATACAGACGAAGATTTGACTATACCTGCAACAATTGGTGCTACCGAGGAAGTGCGTGATACCGGAAATCAGACAAGCGGTGGAGTAGAAATTTATGAAGGTATAACTTATTCAAACGATGATACTCAGCCACTTATGACAAGAGCAGAGGCTAGTCAGTTACCTAATGGTATCGCTCTTGTTTGGGATGCTGTAAACAAAAGGGCAGTAGGTGGTTCCACTTCGGGAAGTTCTATAATTCCTACATCAACAACAGTTATTAATAACATTCCTATTGCAAATAACTCTGCAATAAAAGTCATGTTTACGGCTGATATTTCAGACACTAATGCTACAGGCGGTATTACACCTCTCACAATTACTTATAATGGAGTTTCTGTTCCTGTAAAGGCTAATAAAAATGGTGCTCTTGTAGATGTATTGGCAAAAGAGGTTCAGACAAATATATGGAAATATCTTCAGGCATACACAACTCTTGAACTTATCTATCAGTCAGATTATGACGGTAATGGAAATCCTGCTTTCATAATCTCGGGGAATCCGATTCTCCTTTCAAGTTCAGATTACACAATCTATGCGGACGGTAGTAACGGAGATAAATGGTTACCTGATTACGAGAGTGGAAGTATTTATACAACGGCTTCTACATCATACACAATGCTCGATGACGGGTATATAATTTGTTTCTTTGTTGGTAGTACAAGTAACTTAGATTTGAATATCAATGATAAAATAGTAAGTGTTGTTTCTAATCCGTCATCAGGAACATATTACTATACATTTTCAGGATATACGAAAAAAGGTGATGTTATTAGATTTAGTAATAATAACTTAATGGGAACATATGCCTTAAAAATATTTAAGTTAAAACGATACTAACTTACTAATTTATAAAACGGCTATAAGTTTTCCTATAGCCGTTTAAATTCACTATTTTGCTTTAATAAAAAGTGGGTGGGTGTAATAGGCAACTTTTATTTGCACCTGTGTGCCTATTGATGATAGAGTAACTATATCACCTTTCTTTACTTCAAATGTATTTGCTTTATTTGTTCCTGTTGTTGAAATACAAACTATTGCACCATTTACATTTATTACAGCGTCACCACAATATATGAGAATAGCGTCATAAGGAGCAGTCCAAGGTGAAAAACCTGCGATTGGAATTGTTTCATAATCGCTCGGTCTGTTGTGGTCGTATCTGCTCGGCACTACGTTGTTACCTAGATACAATGCAAGTGCAGGATATTTCGTAGCGTCAAAAGTTGTTCCACTTTTTAGATAACCTATATAATCCCTATTATCATTCTCAAATGATTTCCAAGTTCCTATAGGGTCATTACCAACAGAACCGTCCGATTAGTTTATCTATTACTATAATCTCTTAATTTATAATATCTTACATATTGAACATTGACAGAACCTGACTCATATATGGAATCTCCCTTATTAAAACATACAGTGATATCATGAAGTCCTGCTCCATCCCAAGGTGTACCTTTAACACTAATAGGTTTTCCATTTATATATAATGTGGTCGTATCATTCGACCCTGTTGTTGCATTGAAATTCAACACTCCATCATAAGACATTAAAGTTGGGTTATTTGGATTTGTTGAAATTACTATATTTTCTATGTCACTTAATATATTTTGATTTGTGATATATTCAGTCTCATCAAATCCGTCCGATTAAAATAATTAATTTTGGTCTTACTTTTTTGTAATTGTACGCTAATATTACAAACGAAAAGGAGGACTAAAATGATTTATGGTTATATAAGAGTCAGTACAGAAGAGCAGAACTTGGAAAATCAGAAGAAAGCTATCAGCGAAAAGTATGAGATTGATGAATGGGTAGAAGAAAAAGTCAGCGGAACAGTAGACTATACTAAACGTAATCTCGGAGAACTTATAGACAGATTAGAGAATGGAGATACACTTATCATTACGGAGTTATCTCGTCTAGGCAGAAGTATCTCCATGATATTTGATATAATTTCCATGCTGAAAAAGCGTAATGTCAGATGTGTAGCAATTAAAAATAACTTTGACATGAATCCTAATGACAGCAACGACATAATCACTTCTGTAATAATATTCGCTTTCGGACTATCTGCTCAGATAGAAAGACAGTTAATTTCTGAAAGAACAAAACAAGGTTTGGCTGTAGCAAGAGCAAAGGGAAAACGTATAGGCAGACAGAAAGGAGAGGCAGTTTACTATGTAAAACTGAGAAAATATCAGGCTGACATTATGAACAAGGCTGATAAAGGGCAGAGTATAAACTCTCTTGCTAAAGAGTACAATGTAAGGTGGGGAACTATGAAAAACTTTATAGTCAGATTTTCAAAAATGAAAAAGCCAAGACCACTCAGAGTTAAGCCTAGAAAGCACGGACATCCTACTTATAGAGAATTGGAATACTTTAGAAATAATGCATGAATGTTAATAAGGAAAATAAATAATTGCTAGACACAAACAAATGAGTGATATAATATGTAATTAGATTGGTTTTTTTCGGTCTAGCCTATAAAATAAAAAGCAAAAGGAGGCATTATATGTCTAAGAAAACTTTTAATCTTGTAGTTGGTATCCTTGGTGGAATCAGTGCGATTGCTTGTGCAGTTGTTGCATACGCTCAGCCACCTTACTTTACTGCAATTATTGCTTCAATTCCTGTTGCAGAGACAGCAATTGTTGAGATTTGCTCTAAGTTCGTAGAGGAGAAGTAAATGGCTACAATCACATCTCTTAATCAGTATAAGGCGGCTTATGCTGATTCAACAGATTTGACAGTTGCGGCAGGTTCTATGGAAGATGCTCTTGTTGCCCTTGCAGAAGCAAAGACAGCAGAGCCTAATCTGATTCAGAAAACAGTTACAGGTATTGCTGTTGCAATTCCTGCCCCTGCTATTGCAATCAAGACAGTTGTTACCGGAACAGGTGCAAGTGCCGCAGGTTGTAAGGCAACTCCTTACACAATCAATTCTGTTGAAAATGGTGATAAGGTTTGGTTTACTGCTATTGCTGTTGAAGGCTTTACTTTTGACGGTTGGTATCTTAATAATGAACTACAGTCAAGTGATGAAAGTTACGAAGCAACAATTGCTTATGCCGGAACTACACCAACAACGCTCGAATACGAAGCACGTTTCGTAGTAGCGTAAAGATATGCGGGGGAAGTTCCCCGCTATCTTAATTTTAATTTTTGGATAGCAAAATGGAAGAAGAAAAAAAAGAAAAGAAGACTGTTTCAAGAAAATGGATAATCACTGTATGGGCTATGACGGTTGGCACAGTGATTATAGGTATCTCGGGATTTTGTACTTTTACAGGCAGAAACATTCCCGATGGCTTTACAGGTCTTGCAACTCTGTTATTCACCACAGGTATTGCCTATATAGGTGGTAATGTATGGCAGAAGCAGATTTATGCGAAGGAAGAGCAATAATGAATGAAGAAACAATTGATTATCGCTTAACCCAAATTGAGAAAAAATTGGACACTGTTACAACTTTGCTATTACAAACACAGGCTCAAGAGATGAGGATATCCACTCTTGAAAAACAGAACATAGACTTAAAAGATGAAATCAAAAACATCAAAACACAAAAGTCCAAGAGTATAGAACGATGGCTGTCACCTTTAATATCAACTGTTGTATCTATACTCGTTGCTTACGTTGCAGTAAAAATTGGTTTAAAATAAAGTAAGATTGGAAGATAAACGGAACACAAACCAAATGCAAAGAGTGTTCTAGTGGAAACAGGAGCGGAAAATGAATTATATTATTTTAGCACTATCAGCATTGATTATTGTGATTGCAGTAGTTGCAGTTATCTTCTGCAAACTTTACAAGAAATACAAAACAAACTACGAACAGGAACATACAAAACTTTTGGATTTAGAAAAAGAATATACAACCCTTGTAGAAGCGTATAAAATCAAAAAGAAAAACAAGGAGAAGGCGGATGAAAAAATTGATAATCTGCACAATGGTGACGCTGTTAATAACGCTATTAACATCTTGCGTAAGTAATACAGTATATAAAACAGTTGTTCCCGATTTGGATTTTCCTACCTTTCCAAAGGCAGAAATTATGCGTGACAACGGAGATGAAACAGTTTCCGTTGATAAACAGTGGATAGTACGCCTTGCGGAATATTCAATCAGAATACAAGAAACAGAAGATAACTATAATGAAATCAAAACTTTGTTAGAGAATGGAGAAGAACAGTGAAGATAACAAAGGTTCCTGCAATACAGGATTTAGCATGGTGTCTCGGCTCGGATGGATGTTATTATATATGTTTGTGTGCAGTAGCCGAAGAAATTACAGGTAAGGAAATAGACCTTATTAAGACTGCAAAGAGAATGATTGATAACAAAATCATTGACTACGATTGGCGTAGACCAAAAGCCTATAAGAATATGTTCTACGTATTTGACGCAGACAAACTATTAAAGGCTCTTGGCTGTAAAGAACATATAGAAAAGGTAAAAGAACTGCCTAAAGGTTACAAAGGAAAGTACATTGTTCGCTATACTCTTGACGGTAATACTCATTTTGTATTGCCTAATTACAATTCGATAACATACAGTAATTGCGTTGCAAATGGAAGAATTACAGCATATTATCTTGTGACACAGTGACGTATTCTTCAAGGTGCTTAGTGTTGCCTTTCTTGGCAAACCACTCCTTGTACTTATCGTAATTAAACTTACAATAATAAAGGGTCTCAAGACAGTTCGGTTCGTCTACAGTAGGGTTGGTCAGTTGAAATACTACCAATCCTCTTTTTGCTCTAGTGATACCTGTATAAACAATCTTCCAATAATCGTCTAACCTTTCTTTCTTAGTACCGAAATCGGTAAACTCGTCTACACTACCACACGAACAGTTGTAGAGAACTATATCTGCTTCCTGTCCTTTTGCTTGGTGGACCGTGGAAAAGATAAGTGCGTTTTTCTCACCACCCCTATAAAACTCACGTTTTCTACCTGCGAAGAAATGGTGCGGATAATTCTGATATTTACCCAACAACTTCTGTTTTGTCAGTTCAAGTTGGTAGTAAGTATTGGCAAGTATCATTACCTTATACCCATGCCTTCGTGAGTAGTTCACAGCGGAAAACAGCGGGAAAATATTCTTGTCGGGATAGAATACTGCAAAGCAATCTCTCATTGGTTTAGCCATAGGAACCTCTGTGTGACGCTCCATTTTATTTGCAATCAGAGTTGCCATATCTGTAACAGGTTTGCAACAGCGGTGTGATTGGTCTAGGATAACTGTTTCGTCACAACGTATGTCGTACATATAATTTGAGAACCCGCCCGAAAATCTGTATAAGGCTTGCATAGGGTCTCCGGCTACATACATTTCTTCAACGTCTTTAAAAGCAGAGTAGATTGCTCTCCATTGTAAAGGAGAAAAATCCTGTGCTTCGTCAAGAATTAAAACCTTAGCAGGGTTTTTGTAGTTAGTGTCTATTGCGTTTTCAATCATATCAGCGAAATCAATCATCTGCTCATAATTTGACATACCGCTCTTGACAGATTCATAGAACAACTTTCTCTTTTGAAAGGTCTTCAAATCCATACCCGCCTTATTTGCACCAACTGCGTCATTGTCTGTCATAACATTCTTCATATAATTTATGCCTCGAATAACAGGAAGCATATCTACATCAAGAAACTTAGACATTTTGAAGCCGATTACATCATCAAGAACTTCATAATTCTTCTTGTATGATTTTTTAGACAGTGCGTGGACAGTTTGGAAAGACGTAAGTTTACTCATGTTGATATGAGTCTTACCCTTTACTTTACGCTTTCCGTGAGTAACCTGTCTCTTTGTATATGATAGAAATACAATTTCTTCCGGCTCGTAAGTTTCAAGAAGTTCTGAATACTTGTTTGCGAGCCAAGAAGTCTTGCCACTGCCGGGACCACCGAAAACTACAGTTATTTTCATACCTCAAAGACCCATACAAGAATTGCAGACCCCTGTTTTCCGTTTTCGTAAATCTGCCTGTAAGCCCTACGAGCACCGTATTTTTGTAGGATTTCTACAATTTCGGCACTCATACGGTATTTATTACAGCCGAAATAATCGTTAATCATTTCAGATGGTACAATCAAACTTTTGTGTCTCTTAAAGTAATATGGCTCATCTTTATTGTAAGCCTCTGTAAAAGTTCTAGTACCGCTGTACATCTTCATAAAGTACTGAACCATTTCATCAAACTTCTCTTTTTCCATAGCGGTTTTCCTCCAATCTAATAACCATTTTTCCATATCGTTCATACTACTGCCTCCTCTCTGTGTCTAAGAACACCGTAGCACTATCCATTATCTCTTCCTTTATTTCTCTAGGAACCTCTTCCTGTTCCGTGTCTTCCCCAAGAAGGAACGCTCTGAAGTTAGGCTCCCATAAAGTACCTTTCGATACATCCAACATATACTCTTTCCAATCGCTCTCATTCTTAAATAAGAACCTACTGCGAACGTAAAGAAGTGAACACTTAAATCCGTCAACAACTGTATTACGCACCTTAAATCCAAGGTGTTTCATAACAGAATAAAACTCACTCATGCTGTCTATTCTTACGTCTTTATATCTTCCGTTAATAAAAGAACAGAACGCAGAAGCGTGTACTATAAAGTTTGACGTTGCAGGGTCCAAGTAAATATACCCTTGCATGAGCCTTTCATACTCGAAGTAAGAAGAAACAAGAACACGGTCTTTTAAATCTTCAATGATAATCTTGTTCAAGTTGTCAATGTTGAGTTTTGCAGTATCCCCTTCTCCTATAATTCTCATATTAGAAAGTGCCTTGTTTATAATACGTAACCAAGTATTGTTTTTTAATTTCCTTGGTAACGTGCCTAAACTTCGCATACAGAGCCTCAAGAACCTGTCTTGGTGAATTATATCAATCTCGTTGTCAAAACGCATTGTAGAGCCATTTACAGACCATTCATAAAACACAGGTTCTTCTGTGTATTGCACAAGTTCACCAAACTCAAGTTCTGATATTTCGTTACTTGTAATTCCAAAACGTCTGCCAATACACTTATCTTTATTGCACCAAGGATTGTTACAGTTGAGCGGAGCGGTATTCTTTTTCCACCACTCTGCTCTTTCCTTGTTCTCAATAGGCAACCCCTTGGCGTCAAGATAAGGCTCTGCAAAGTCGGGCAGTGTGTTATTCACAAGGAAGTATGACTGAACACAAAAAGGAGCGTCAGAGTATGGCAACCCTTTTTCCCAAAAGTCAAGGTTCTTTATTGTTACAGACTTCTTATAACAATACTGTAAAGCGTCTTCGATATAATCAAAGTGCTTTCCACTGTCGTCAACCGGAGCAAAGTCAAGCGTTGCACAAAAGAATGGTAACTCATAATACTCGGGCTTTTCAATTTTAATGTTGTAATAGTCAGCAACTCTCTTCAACTGAATAAAAGCGTCTGTGTATTTATCTCGCAAAAAAAGGCAGACGTATTTCATTCTGCCCCTTCTGAACTCTACCAAAGGAGTATCCCTTGGCAGAGTTCCACTTTTGATTTCAGCAATAGAGAACCTTGTGTTTTCTGTGGATACGAAAAGTCTGCAATCTCCCGACAAATGCTTTGAGTAGTCCGAAGTCATTGGGACTCCTACCTGTGCATTACCGTCAGACAGATACTTTTCTCCCGAAGAGAAGAACAGACTTTTGAAAGTCTCTAATATTGTGTATGTCACTTTACCATCTCCATTAGACGATACCCGCCATAAAAAATGACTACACCGATTAACTCCAAAATGAACGCACCTAAATTAAAGAGAAAACCAACGACATAATCTTTAGTAAAAAAGATATTTTCAAACGCTTCCTTATGAAGCATTATGCCGATAATAAATATGCTTATACCTAAAGCATAAACCAAAAATATAACGCACCAATTTGTTATTGCAATCATAAATCAACTCCGTTTTTATAAACCAACTCTATAGACTCTTCAATATCAGAGAAAGCCTTCTGCCACTCGGCTAGGCTTTCTTCTGACATTGGAAGACCACCTCTTGTTCTGACTACCATTTACGCACGACTCTCACTTCTACACCAAACTTGTCGTACATAAGTTTCTGCTTAATCTTAAAGATTGGAAGAACGATACCCTTTACATCTTCTACGATATGCTCTCCGGTTGAAACCATATCATACTCGAAATCTGATACATACTTACATTCTCTATACAAAACCTTTCCGTCTTTATACAGAGTAGGTATCAGTGTGTATGGCACTTGGCGGACAAGATTTTTGATAGTGCCTTCTGCTTCAAGGGTCTTTAGATAAACCCACCTCTTAAATTCCAAAGCACTATCAAACTTCCCGTCAGCACTGTCTATCTTAGTAGCATGGTACTTATTCGCACCCATAAACCGTGGTCTTCTCATTCGTAATCCTCGTATACAATAAGATAACCGTCTTTCGTAAATCCAACTGTAACAATCTCGCATCCCATATAAATTAACATGGTGAGTTCAACTTGACAGATACTTAAAAGTTTTTCTTTTTCATCTTCAGTAGATGCTTTCCAAAAAGAAACCTTCTGTTTCGCACTTGCAGAAAATACAAGACCAAAAAACATTAAAATAACCAATGCCAATTTCTTCATACTAAACCCCCATATTTGTCAAAAAGAAAAGCATTATTCGCAAAATCCAAGGACACAACACTAGACTTACAAAAACTATAAAAAGTTTTGCCAATATTCCACCTTTGATTTTCTTCTGAAATAGAGAATAAATGCCGGTCACAACCATAGCAATATCAAGTACTAATACAAATCCAAAGAATAGAAATGCACTGCCATAACTAATAACATTTAATACTTCCATAATTACGCTCCTTTTCTTATACTAAACCGCTTTACCACTTTCGTCAAGATATAAAACGTTGATACCAAGGTGAAAAGCGATACTGTTTTCAAGACAACAGCCCTTGCTGTTTTCCCAACCTTTGATGAAATAGATATAGTCACAATCGCACAGTTGTTTTATATCCCTACGCATATAATCAGACCATTCCCAACCTTCAATAATGCCGTCAGAAACAGGATTTACAACATCATAGCCAAGCCCTGTCAACCACAGTTCTGTGCTATTAAAGTCGTTCATGTATTCCTTTTCGTCTCTTCCTGTTATTGGACCGGAAATATAAACCTTTTGTTTCTTATCTCGAACAAAGTTATACTTACCTATCTTTTCCTTTTCGGGGAACAGCATATCAACAGGGAGATTGAAAGACTTGGCAACTTTTTCTCTCCAATATTCATCTTCTATTTTGTTAATTTTTTCAAATACTGCAAATAAATGAGGAGTTATGTCTTCACCACCTATTGTTGTTATTTTCTGATATTGATAATTAAAAGAGAAACCGCAATTTGCTTCTTTTAATATCTCAATAATACTTTTCATAAAATGTATCCACCGAATATCTGTCATAAATTCTCCTTGAGCCATTTAAGCCACTCTTCTCCATATTGTTCTTCTATTATTTGAAACGCTTTTTCGTCTCCTTCGCTTTCTGCGATAATACAGAACCTTTCAAACACTTCATATCCATCTATCATTTACAATCTCCTTTGTACTGTCTGATAATTTCGTCAGAAAGTTTTGAGATACCTTCATGACAACTCTTTAACTCGGGACACCTGCCACTGTGCCACCAACAGTTAGGGTGACAACAATATCCAACCGCCTGCAAGAAAGGGTTTCTTTTATCTGCTTTAAGCGTTTCTACCATTTCCCACATAAAATCTCTTGTACGTTTCTCAGTCTTTTCACACAATCTCTGTTTTGCCATTTCGATAAAACTCTCTGCGGTGTGGTCTTGCATAAAAAGTTTATCTTCGTATGGGTCAAAAGAACGCTCTACACCTGTCCAGTCGGGTCTACTAGATTGAACTTCGGGCTGTGGGTGTCCCTTTGTTGCTCTGATAATCTGCATAATAATAGACTTCGGTCTTGTGTCCACAAGTCTGAAATGTACAGAACGCAGAGTAGAATGATTTGCCACAATCTGCTTTATCCAATACGCAGTCATATCATTGTCTTTTGGAGTAAAGAAAGTGTTCTGTAACTCCAAGTCGATTCCTTGCGTAATCTTACACGCTTCTCTGTAATCGTACAGAGGGTCTCTGTTCAAAACTCTAAATCTCATAATTGCTCCGTTAATTAAAAAGTTCCATTTGTACAGACTTAGATAATCTGTCGCTTGCTATTTCAAAATAATGCTTGTCTAACTCAATTCCTATAAATCTCCTTTGTAAAATCTTACACGCAACTCCGGTTGTACCACTCCCCATAAAACAGTCTAGCACTAAATCATCTTCGTTGGTAAGTATTTTTACTAACTTTAATATAACATTTACGTCTTTCATAGTGGGGTGTAACTCACTGCTTTGAACAGTAGCGGGTATACAACACTTTTCAAAAACGTCTTGTCTATTAAATGTCCAACCGGTAGGGTTGCCCCTTGAGTTTTTTACTCCCCAAAGAGCAAACTCTACATCATTTACAAACATACGGTCTCTGTTAAATGGAGCGGGATTTGACTTATTTAATACAAGACAACGCTTTACAAAGATATGATTTTCTTCACAAACACGTTTAATATCACCCAAGTTTTCCCACGCATTAAAAATGACCATATTGCCATTCTCTTTAAGTAATGGTGAAGCATAGGATATAAATTGTGTTATGTCAAAGTCTTTATCCCATTCTCCAAAATCCATACCATTCCTCGAAGCACTTGCCATAGAAGAGAAGTTTGTTTCTCTTGATATGTTATAAGGCGGGTCTGTAATTATACAGTCAACCAACCCCTTGTGTGTATCACACAAACTGCCAAGAACTTCAACACAATCTCCGTTATAAAGTGTTACGTTTTCCATTACTTCCCACTTGAGCCAAAGCCATTGTCTCCTCTTTCGGTTTCAGACAACTCGTCTACAACATCCCACTCGATAGCCGGTGCTTCACGAATTGCCAACTGACATATACGTTCACCTTCTTCGATATAGATTACATCATCGTAGTTGTTTATTACACAAGCCATAACTTCTCCACGATAATTTGTGTCGATAGTACCTATACAGACATCCACACCTTCTTTTGAAAGTCCGCTACGTGGTCTGACTATAGCCTCATAACCTTTAGGAAGTTCCAATGCAAATCCTAACGGAACAAGTCTTCTGTTATATCGACCAATTGTAATCTGCTTTCTAGCAAAACAATCCATGCAAACATCACCGTCTCTTTTGTAGATAGGTAACATTCCGCCTTCAATTTGTTTAATCTTTACATTCATTTCATTTCTCCTTATATTCATTCTGAAGAATCAACATATCTTGTTTCAAGATTCTTATTTCTTTCTCTAACTGAGAAATACTTTGTTCACTTCTAAAACGTTCTGTTTGTAATTGAACTTCAACTTCTTTGCACCTTGATGATGTGTCTATCCCAAACAAAATCATAATAAGTATAAGTGCCAAAATAATGTAACAAGTATAATTCTTCATAACCACTCCTTTGGAAGTACAATTTCTTTCCAAGCATAAATATCTTTCATTCGCACTTTCATACAATACCAACCAACATCTTCATCGTGGTATATCCAACAGTCAAAAACATCCCTATCTTTATTACGCAAACAAACAAGATAATGTCCTTCAACTTTTGGAGTACCTTCGTCTTTCACATAATGCCATTCATCTTTAATCGGACAGTCTGATATAGTTGTAACATTTAGCCTTGCTTTGGCACAATCTTCAAACCCCTTCTTATAGCCGAACTCTGCACCTTTTTGGAAACCAAGTTCATATCCTTGTGCAAGAATAACATTGTAATTATCCGTTTCTCTTTTACAGTTTATAAAGTCATCACTCTCACTATGAGTTTTAATAAATTGATTTGCATTTTCTTCTGCTTCTTTCTCAAACATAGTTACTCCTTAAAATTTAATATCTGTCTGTATTCTGAACCTGTGTCCTATCAAGGTAAAATAGAAAGTGTGATAACCGAGATAATTCTGATGATAGAAATTAAATCTCCAAGACCTAACCTTGTAATGTTTTACTTTCATTTATCCACCTCACTTTCTTTTAATTTTTTAAGTTTTAGGCTGTAGTAAAGTATTCTTAATGGTCGAAGTAAAATATCCCAAGACCAATGAGGCTTTTTTAGGTACTTTAAGTTTTTCTCGCACAATGATGTTTCTACCTGTTTTTCGTATTCTGTCATTTTTCCACCTCGCTTAAGAATTGCTCTGCTTCCTTACATTCTTCACAGTTCAATCCTGTATAAGTCAATCTGTTTAATCTTGATAACAACTCTTTGATAATTTCTTTTGCTTTGGTGAGTTGGTCTCTTTGGTCAAACGTCATATCTCGGTATTTATCTCTTTCTTCTTCAAGTGCCTTATTCTGAGAATTAAGATGTTTGTTCCACATTGAACCTACCGCTAGAACTTCTTTAATTTTTTTGTTTTCAATGTGTGTGTTCATATTGCTAGACTGTTGGAACTCTGCAACCTTTCTAAGTTCTGCATTTTCTTTTTCAAGGTCTGCAATCCCTTTGAGAGTAATTATCAATTCTCCCATTGTTGTGCAAATATCATTGTTTTCATCGTGTAGAATCTGCCATTCTTCCTGTCCGATTATTTCGATAACCTTTTTAATTACCTTATCACTTACAAGGTCGCTCTTGTTGCAATCTTCAATTATTCCTTTAAGGTCATTCATTTTTCTTTTATCTCCGTTTCAATCTTGCCTGTTCCTTTACAAACAGGACATTCTTTAATTCCCTTTACACCTTCTCCTAAAGGAATAAAACCTGTGCCTTTACAATTCTTACATTTCTTCTGCTTAATGTTTTTCATTTTCTTTTATCTCCTTTACTTCAAGTTTATCAAGACAGAGTATTACAAACTCCATATTTTCCCTTGCATTTCTTAACGTTACTGCATTTTTCCCAAACCACTCGATAGCGTGTTCTTTCTGCAAATACTTGTCTATGTGGTTAAAAAGCCTTTTTGCTTCATCAAGCATTTTTTCTTTTCTGTCTTTAGTCATTTTTCTTTTATCTCCTTAAAAACTATTTCAACAAATCTTTCAAAATTTCTTTATCGTCTATACAAACCTTAATAAAGAAATCTTCATAACTTGCTAAAGATTCATATTTATTGCCTAATACGTCTGTAATTATTGCTCGCTCAAAACAAAAATCTTCCTTACGTTTTTCTACTTTAAGCATAAGAGAAACATTCAAGTCTATGGTTTCACCGTCTTTATCAAAAACTTTAACAAACGTCATTTTTCTTTTATCTCCCATTTATCAAAATTACCTTTTGCAACCTTATGTCTTTTACAGATATTACACCAACCTGTACCATATCTATAAGGTTCTTTATAATCACCTTCGTTTTTGCAATTACTGCAACATTTCATTTCTTCATTCTGTGCTTCAAGTTCCTTTACTCTGTCTGTTAGATTTCCTTTATCTGCCTGTAGTTCAAGGATATGCTGACTAAGCAATTTAGTTTCACTTATCGCACCACCAACATACATATTTTTAAGCAAGTGTCGTAAATGAACAACGGAACTTCTGTCCATTCCTTTTCCAATAACAACTTTATCTGCTTCTGCAAACGCTCGTTTTTCAAGTTCTTTATTAGTTGTTTCCTTCTCTTCACTCTTAATGACATTTCCGCTTTCTGTAACCGTATACTTTGATACATCTATAGGTTTTAATTCTTCCTTGCCCATTTCTCTACTCCTTAAACACAGAAGGGAAAATATGAACATCTAATCCCCAAATCTTATTAAGAATAACTTCCACAAATAGTGCAAGAATAAGACAAATCACAAGTTGAAATGCAAATGGCAGGACTAGAATCAATCCAAGTTTTTCATTTTCCCAAATGCCACCAACAGAAGCACCAACAACAAACAAAATAAAGTTAATTAAGCCAAATGTTAAAGTTATCTTTTCAAAAACACTGAACTCGTTTTTCATTATTTACTCCTTCACAAGAGTGTATCTTGTGTAATGCACAGGGGCACCAAAGCGGTTTACTCCCTTTTCTGTTTTTGTGTCAATCTTATACCCAAGTCTCTTGAGTATCCAAATACGTTTAGGCATCTGAAGTATGCCAAACTTATTAAAAGCATCAAGTGAAGTCATTCCTTTCTTGTGCTTCTGCAAATATTCCAACACCATTTCATGCTGCTTTTTCATTTCAATCCCCTTCTGTACCATTTTTCTCCGTACAGTTTTTTCTGTTCTTCTGCATATCTCAATTCAACTATGACGTCATTCTCGTCTTTCTCTGCTAGTCCACAGATAACAGAGAATACGTCATAGTGAATACAACCAATGTCGCTAGTCTTAATAGCGTTCTTTAAACAGGCGATGGCAAGTTCATGCCATCCGCCTTTTGGTCCAAGGTACTTCATACACTAGAACGGAAACGAATCCTCTTGGAATCCGTCATTGTTCTGAGCCTGCTTCTGACCATCGTTACCACCTTCGCTACTCTTCTTGTATGAAGGGTAGAAACGGTCTGCGATAATCACAAGTTCTGAACGCTTCTGTCCGTCTTTCTCCCAACTCTCCTGTTCAAGATGCCCTTCAATAACTACTGAAGAACCTTTTGTCATGTGTTTGCAAGCATTTTCATAACCCTTACCGAACCCTTTAACCTTAATGAAAGAAGTCTTATCCTTCCAATCATCTCCGTCTTTATAGGAACGGTTCACAGCAATTGTGAAAGTACCAAACGCTGTGTTGTTACTTGTACTTCGTTTCATATCGTCAGACGCATCTCTTGTAAGATTGCCCTGTACGATAACAGAATTAAGATTAGTCATTATTATCTCCTTCTCCCATTCCGAGCGTCTTTATTGTTTCAATGTTCACGTATGTCTTACTGCGAGTTGTATTTGGATTATCTGCATTTACCCGAATATCCTCTTTAAGTTTTCCGTGAATTGTTACGAACGTACCTTCTTTCAGTGTCGAAATGAATACGCTTTTCTTTCCGAAACTACGGATGTTGAACTCGTCATACATAGTTCCGTTGTCTTTACTATTGCCAATGTTTACTGACAATTTTGCTTCTACCACAGGGTATAAACCTTTTGTTGGGCACACACCGATGTCGTAAATTCTTCCGCTCAAAACTACAGTATTTATATCCATACTTCACTCCTTAGAAAATCGCTTTACGCTTTTCATACTCCTTGTCAATGTCCTTAATTGCATCTGCATAGTCCGGTCCAACACAACGCTTTCTGAACTCTCCAAGTTCTTCTTCTGTGAACGTACCGTCTGACCACTTCTTCATTGTGGCTAACTGTTCTTCACTGTAGTTAGGTCGCTGAACTTTAGGTGTGTCACTCCCACTAGACTTTGACCGTGCTTCAGATTCATTTCTGCATTCGTCTGTATCTGCATCCTTGTTATCGTCAATCAAGAACAGACCATTCAAAGCATACTTGCGAGCGTATGAAGATGTTGCACCGGTAATTTGACTAGAATCCTGCCCCTTTCTATCCAATGGCTCTCTTGCAAAAGCAGTCACTGTTTTTGTTTCCTTTCCATCTGTGATAGACACAGTTGCCTTTACGTACACTCTGTCGCCAACACTTACAACATCATCAGAGATTGTAAGTTCTGCTCCATATTTAGAAAGCAGAGGTTTTACTGCTTCCAAAATATCTTCACAACTTCGGTAATAATATTTACCAAAAGAATTGTACTGTGACTTTGTTGCCACAAGTTCAGATTGAATCTTAATCAATGCTTCCATTTATTTTCTCCTTTTCTTTTATAGCATCTTCAAGAGTGTAAAATCTATACACCTTTCCTTTGTGCTTAAAGGTGTACTTCTTTTTCAACCCTTTTGTTACTTCATCAACGTAAATACCAACAACATTTGTTTTAGGATTTGGTTTACGTTTTATGTTAGTCACTTGCAATTCTCTTGTAGCCTGTCTAAGATTTTCAATTCTATTGTCAAGTTTGTTTCCGTTAATATGGTCTAACTCAACTTCCGAAAACTCACCTTTATTTAAGAACCAAACAATCTGATGGGCTTTGAACTGCACCCCCTTTATTTTAATAACAAGATACCCATATCCATCAAGAGAACCGGTAGTACGCTTTTTCTTATCAAGACGCTCAATCACCCCATTATTATAAACAAAGTATTTCTTAATATACCGTTTCATTTCTGAAGAAACTTCTCTTGTTTTTATAGAATACATTGTTATCTCCTTTTGTTATTCATAATAACCTGTTGCGATAGCCCACTTCTTAAAGTTCTTCCACCCTCTTCTTGAACCGGGCGTATACCATTCATCACAAACTGTTATACCTTTCGCTCCTACATTTTTATATTCGGGATGTTTTGGGTCATAACACTTTGCAAGCATATCCTTATATATTTTCTTCAATCGTTTTGTTTTCATTTGCCCCCCCCCATTAAACTCTTGTAGAAACTACAATGTTCTCTACACAGACAGTAATCTTCACAACGTGGACTCTTGCCTTCACGTTTTTCGATATAGCAACCATCCCCCGCTTTAGATTTGTAATCTTCTGCCTCTTCCTGTGTATCACACACTTTCAGTGCAGTCTTTCTTCCTTCCTTCATAACCGCCCAAGTATCGGGTCTCGCCCATCTTTCTTCTGCGGAACAAGGTGGAATATCATCGTCTGCCATCCCTTCTGCATTGACAATCTCTTCAACCTTCTTTGTTATGAACATACCAATCTCTGCCAAGTCTGCCTTGGTAACATCAAATGTATATTCATAAATCTGACTCTGCGGATATTCGGGTTTCTTCTTTGCTTCACCTACAGACCAATCTCTGAGCATAGCAATAAAACGGCAACGCTTTACTTCAAGACCTTCGTGTTTCAAAAGCCAAGCATATACCAACCCCTGTCTCTTCCAATCATCAAAAGATTTATAAACAATTTTCCAAACACTTGCAGTCTTGTAATCGGTAATGGTCTTCTCTTCCATATCGTACAAGTCAACCTGTCCGGTTACAGTTTTACCGCCAACATCAAATTCAAATCGCTCTTCTGTAAACGCATTTGGGTTTGACTCTTCCAACAGTTTATGGACCGCAGTTCCAAAGATAGCCCACACCCTATCTGACACATCGTCTTCAAGTTCATCCCAATGTCTGTTTGTTAAGACAATCTGCTTTACACCCTGCAACAAAGTAGTTGCCGAAACGCACCCTTCCTTGTTGTGTCTCTCTGTTGATACCGCATTTACCAAACTCTGTGGTAAATTAAATTTGTTTGTAATAACCATACGTTATACTCCTTCGGAAATTATATATTTCCTTAAATCAGTTAATATTGCAGAAAACTCTGCATCTGCATTACGCATTTCTTCCGTAGTTTCTTTTGTGGTTTGTGTACCACACACAAAACTTTTCGCAGACAGTTTTAAACCTAAGTTCTCTATGTCATTCAAAAGTCCTATAAGAATTGCTTTATCCATAATAACTCCTTTAGTTTCAAGGCAACACCTTTCAACTAAGATTATTATACCATTAAACAGTTTGTTCTGTCAAGGCAATTTTTCTTCTGTAATCATCGCCTGTGACGTTCACAATATCTGCACACTCTACTAATCGTGACACGCTATCCCTACCTAAGTAGTGTTCAATGTACAATCCATTAGACACTTCTTCTTCGGTGCAGTCTCTCTTACGCTTGAGGTTACAGATAAGAATGGTCGGTCTATTACATTCGTAACGTTCGTCAATAATATAACTGAGCCAATTCTTTTCACTGTCAGAACCAAACTGTTTACCCACTTCGTCTATAACTAAGAGCGGACAGTTAGATAACTTCTTGAGAATGTCCATTTCATCAACGGTTGAGTTCGCCTTGTATGAACTTTTAATCTGCGTGATTATCTCATACATTTTGTATATGTATCCGCCCCTTTTCATTAAGGCTAAACTCGCAAGCATAGTCTTTCCCAATCCGTTATCACCAAGAAGTAACAGAGAACGGTTACAGCCATCGGCAATAGCCTTAACCTTTTCCAAAGCAAGTTTAAGAGAGTCATTCAAAACTTCGTAAGAATCAAATGTCATATCAAAAAACTTTTCCTTGATGTTAGATTCAAGCCACTTTGCTTTCTGCTTTTCAATCTCAGCAAGACGTTCTTTCTCTTCCAATTCAGCGTCATGTTCTTTTGCACATTCGGGACACTCGCCCCATACAGTCTGTCCGTACTTGTCTACATAGTATTCGCACTTGACTTCTCCATGTTTTTCACACTTAAACATTCCGACTAAATACTTCCGGTTAAGAATATCAGCAAACAGTCCGTTAGATGCTACTAAATCCTTCTCCATTGTTCTCCCCCTTATTGAGTTCAGAAAACCAATCACGACTTTCGACTTTCTCTTGGTGTTTACGGTTCTGTCTTTCCTTTTCACGCTCAAGACGTTCAATGCGTTGCTTCACTCTCTTATCAATAAGTTCTTCCTGTGTCATACACACCCCTTAGAAACATCCTTCGTTTACAGTTGACCTAACTCTTTTAGAAGGAGTTGCCTTTGAATAACTCTTTCCACTTACGTCAATGCTACGAAGAATAGAGACCAATCCTATGTAACTCTTAATGACATTTCCCTTGTAACATACAGTTCCATCTTCATTAAGAGCAACCTTACAGAACCACTCTGCCAATTCACCTTCTGTGTTATTCATGCCTTTGAACCCATTCTTGATACAGACAGCAAGAACCTGTTCATAAGTAGTTGTGAATGGCTTACGAGTTCTCTTCGGTTTTTCTTCTGTAGGGTATATATTATTATTACTTGTATTATTAATACTTGTAATATTCTCTTTGCGGTTTTTGCAATACCCTTCTTGCAAAAATTCAATACCCTCGTTGCAATTCTGCAATACCACACTAGGAAGATGAACCATTTTGATTATGCGTCTGATAATCTGCTTACCTTCTCTTTCATAATCAACTGTGATATACCCACAATCCTCTAGGTTCTTTACCCAACGACTTATCGTTGACGCATCTTTCCCATACAGTTTTGCAAAGTAACTATTTGTCGCATAGCAGTAACCAAGTTTGTTTGTAAGACAGGTTAACTCACCATACATAAGTTTTTCGCTTGCACTAAGCCTTTCGTCATACCTAACAATCGAAGGTATAATCGCATAGTACGAAGGTTTTTCTGTTTCTATACAATCCATTTACCAATGCTCCTTGTAAGTATTATAACAAACTCTCTCCGATTTGTGTATAACACACGGAAGGTCTTCTCACTTTCTGTTCATCATTTCTGCTTTGCTGAACGGAAACATAAACTCATTGTCTGAAATCTTTTCTGCATAGATACGATACTTATACATCTGTCCACGAAGTTCCGGTGGCAAGTCTTCCTTGTCATACTTAGCGAAAATAACTGTGTAAGGTGACTTGTGTGCAGTAACGTCTTTTGTAACTACACCAAATCCGCCTTCTACAAATCCACTTTCCACTACCTTCTTCGTGTTAGGAAGTTTGATAGTTACTTTTCCGTCAATAAAAATTGCGGAACCATAGAGGTTTCTACCTTTGGAATTAAAATGTTTGATGAATGTCATAATAACATCCTCCTTATAATTTTTATTTTACTCACAATGTGAGTAATAATTTCTTGCTGATTCTAAATCTCTCGCCCAAACCAATCCATGTCCTCTTATATATGCTAGAGACCTAGCAACTTTGACATATCTTAATCTTAGTTCTTCAGAGATTCCCGACAATTCAAGTTCCCTTTCGTCATCTCTACACTGAGAAGATAAACCTGCCTCTTGTATAGAAGTAAGGTCGCAAACCTTATCGGGACCACGAACGTTTCTTCTTATGATTGCTCTTTCAAGGTCATATCTAAGAGACTCCACACTCATTGGAATAGGCTCTGTGCTTTGTTTACATTCATAAACAACATCACACGAATCTAAAACATCGTTATAAGTGCTCCAAGAAATAGTATTACCCATAGTAGCAATCAACTGAAACTTAGCAGGAAATTCCTTGTAAGTTCCTGCGTGAGCAAGTGCTACATTCTGATTGTGCATTACAACATCTAGCATATATCTGAACGTAGCACTCTGCTGATTGAGTTTGTTCACACACAAAATACCACCGTTAGCATTTGGACAATATCCTTTTACGAAACCGTCTCCGTTACCGATAAGACCTGTGAGTGTAGTTCCCAAAGGAACATTAACAAAAGGCTCTCTCTTGTCACTCAGTAATTTGATTGCTTTTGTAAGTCGACTAGGCTTGTAACCATAGAAGACCGCATTGTGTCCACCCAATACAGTTGCCAATACGATTTCCCTTTCGATTTTTGACAACTCTACAAAGTTATCAGACAAGAAGCCTTCGTCATATACAAATTTGTATTTCATGATGCCCTCATTCTGTCGTTATACAAACGCTCTGCTTCTTCAATTCTTTGAATAGTTACCATACTCTCTTGGTGCATATCTGACAGAGTTCTTGCAACCTTTGCAATTTTTGTTGAGACTACAGGCTCTGTTTTACGCATATCAAGGTAGCGTTTCATAGCGTCAGCTAGAATCCAATACGACTCAATCTCTGTAAACTTACCTGTTGTGTATCTGCCCGAATGTAAAGTACCACGGTAGTTGTTTGTTCGTAACACAATATTACTCAACGCAGAATACTTTTTAAGACTACGCTCATTTTCCTTGCACTCAAACACAATGTCAAAGTTATCCAATAAGTTTTCTTCGCAAACTAAATAAGGTGGTATAGTTGTTGTAACAATCAACTGTATACTTCTTGTTCCATTACGAGAATTGAACTGAAGGTCATCTTTGAAGCCGGTAGAATACTGTTCAAGGTTATCAACAACTACGACAGCATTTTCATCATGCTCAACAATGTTCAGAAAATCTTCTCTCTGATACTTTGTAACTGCTTCGTAAAAAGGTCTTTCGCATATATTTTTGATAGCCTTAATTAACCTTTCCGGTTTGTAACCGTAGAAGATTGCATTGTGCTGACCAATAACAGTGGCAAGGACAATCTTAACTTCGTCATCAGACAGTTCACACATTGTTTTTTCTAAAATCCCTGTGTCATACACAAATTTGTATTTCATATACACTCCTTCATCTGCGGTAACCCGCAGACGATATCAGATTTATCAGTCGTTATATCCGCAAGCACGTTTTGAAGCGAATATATAACTGCAATTATTACAATGGGAGCAACATTCGCAATAAGAATCATCGTCTTCCATTGAGCAAGGACAGTTGTCTTCACGAAAGTTATACTGCAAAGACTCATGGTCGTAATATTTCAGCCAAGGGTCTAGGTAAGAGGAACTATCATCGTCTTTCGTATTCCTCCCGGTATCAACCTTTACTCCTTTTTTGCAATATGTCTTCCACCACTTGTCATATCTTGCACTGTCATCGTAGTAGTAATCATCGTAATAATCATCCCAAAGACCACGACTGTAGTCAACGGAAGGGGTGGTGTACACATACTTCTTATAGGAATATGTACTGTTAGAAAAGTGACATCCTTTATTTTCAATCCAACCTTTTCCCAAGAGTTCACAGTGCCCCTTCTTATCCAAGATAGCCAACTTAGACCCGACAATAAGATTCTCAATAAGTTTCTTTGTTCGGGCATCTTTATGCCAATCATAACAACGGATAATGTTTACAAGATACTCGGTTATGAACAACATTGTATCTGAATAATCCTTTGAACCATCAGAAGTCAGACTGATAATTCCATTGTGTGCTACACCAATGTTAGCCATTGATTTTGTCCGTTTTAGGTTTTTCATATTGCCTGACAATGGGAATGGCTGACAGCAAGCGTTATCAAAACCTTGTGTAGAGATTCTGAAGTGCATAACGAACGGAACTTTATCTCCAACCTTCTCTCTTGCCTTGTTCAGAGCCTTCATAAACTCGTCAAAAGTTTCATAACCTTTCTGAATATGTACCACTCCGTTGAATGTATACATAAAACCACCCATATCGGGATTATTGTCCCAACAATTCTTCAACACCGATTCTTCGGGAAATGCCACGTTGAGTGGCTTGTAAGCGATAACGCACATAATTTTACTCCTTTAGAGGTCTGTGTGATATACACACCGCCCCTTGTTATATTTTAATCTCTCTCAATCAAGTCCTGTTCCCATTCCAAAGTAGGATACAGAGCGAGCATTTCCTTCTGCCAAGCACCACGCTTGTAGATATACTTTGCGGTAGATTCTGAAATACCACCAAGCCAAGACAGAATGTCATTTGTTTCGACCTTGTTTACAGTGATACGTCTAGCGTTCTTTGTGATTGTAAGAACGAAATCAATCCAACTGAAGAATGACCACGCATTAAGCGTACCACGACCAAGGCGATACTCAAACGTATGAGTATTTGAGTTGTTCAAAGCAACACCATGACCTCCTGCAAACTTACTGTTCTTCTTCCAACATTCGTACTTGGTTGTTTTTTTGTTGGCAACATCATTGTATTGTCCGTCATACAACCTGTTTTTATCACAGTAAGAGAACGAACGTCTGCGTGAAACCTTGACAATTTCATCCCAATTATCATCAAAGAATGTATACACCTTTGCGATAGCATTGTCTTGAACAGACTTTGACTTGCCGAACATTCCACGACTTACGTGTACATGAAGCCCACAAGTTCCCGGGTCGTGTGACTTATAGCCATTATTTGCAAGGTATTTGAGCATTTTCTGCCACTTATCCTGCTTAGACCAAAAGTCTTTGATTGTGTGCGGCTGTGATATACACTCAAATCCGTGGTTGAGTGAGCCATCGTATGCAAAACGCATTTCTTCATCGTCAAAACCACACGCATCAATCAAACCGCCCGCAACTTCTTCGTTTTTATACGAAATGTCACCGGTACAATCAACTTCCAACTCAAATCCAAGACCAACGAACTTTTCTTCAGATTCATAGTCACCAAACAAAGTGATAGGATGGTGGTGTGATTCACAGTAGTCTTCGATAATTCTTGGAGCGTTTTCGGCATGACACCAACGACATTCGTTATCACCCCAATAGTCATCATCATCTACAAGGTAACACTCACAACAGTCACAATAGTGCCTGTCGTTAAACCAATCTGTAGGTGCCCGCAAATAGTGCTGATAACCGTCATTGTCACGGACTTCATGTTCTTCAGTATCAGAACGTAAAATCCATTCATCCGTCTCGTCAAAATAGAACGCAAGTTCTTCAAAGCAGAACCGACCGTCTGAAAGTTCACGCATAAACTCTGAATCAGCGTGCCAACCTGTTTCACAACATTCGACAATATCATCATCGAAACCTTCCCCCGCCTTCCAAAGTGCTTCACCGGCAAGAATATGACAGACTTTGCAGACAGACAGACCGTCAAACTGTGCATATTCTTCATAATCTTCCAAAAGACTGTGCAGGTTTATGTCATGACAGTCGTCAAGGCTAATGGAGACTATTCCATTATACCTGTGGTCATTGACAGTTACATCAATTTCTACATCTCTTGTTGTAGGCTCAACCGTTTCTTCAGTTACAGATTCAGCAACTGCTTCCCTTACCTCTTCGGTAATTTCTTCATTTTCTGCTTTCATAGCATAACTCCTTTAAGTGTGTTATACACACCAAAAATTATTTGATTGTGAATGTATACTTTCCAACCCTTTTCTTTGTTGGCAGTATCTCAATATGTTCGCACAGTAAGACAGTTTTTTTCACCGATATGACACCCTCTGTCATATACAGATTTATAAGCCTTCCTACAATATGAACTTTTGTTTCTAACTTGAGAAGTTTATCAAAACGCTCAAGAATACTTCCCTCCATAAAGACATTGATTTCAGCAAAATCTGAAACGAACGCATAATCTCCCACCTTTTCATCTCTGAATGTTCTGACTTCAAACATTCCACCATTACAGTAATCTACTACCTGCTTAGACACGGCTCCTTCCAAAATAACAGAATTTAAGTCATTCATTTGACCGCCCCCTGTTGATTTTCAATGAGTTTATCAACGTCAGTCCGCAGATTATCATACGAACTTGTAAGTTGAAACAGACTCTCATTGATTGTGGCAACACCATCGCACAACGCTCCGAGTGTGTCACACAATTGTTCTAAAAGTTCTGTGAACTTTTCCATTCAAGACCTCCTTCTTAGTCTTCGCTTTATATGTATCCCGCTCGATGTCGTTTTTAGAACGAGAACCCATTACAAGTTTGTATTTTTCAAATGCTTTGGTGAAGTTTGCACAAGCGATTTCTGCTTCTGACATAAGCACCTCCTATCCAATTTCAAAAGAAACATCCGCATAAAGTTTACGCCAAGACCAACCGGTATACCTACATACTTCATTCATAAGTGAAGAAGAGTTGCAACCAATGTTGTCATAAATACAACCCCCATTTTCATCTTCCTTACGCAGAAGTTTGTCCATTGTGTCCAACTCTCTTGAAATATCAGAGAGAGAAACGTTGTCATCAGTTGTGAGATACACAAACTCATCATCCCACTCATACTGAGTAAGTTTTACCACATAGGTTTTCATAAAACGCTCCCTACATCTTAAAAAAGGTTTTCAAACCATCGCAAAACTTCTCAAATAAATTGAGACGCTTTCCAAAATTGTCCTTGATTATATAATCACGACCCAAATCCCACGATTTGCATCCGATAATGCAAACCACAACTGCAAGTAAAATACTTGTCAATCCAATCCACTCAAGCAACGATTCCATTTCGTGCCCCCCAAAATAAGTTATAGATAGGTGTGTAAAACATATAAGTGTTCTGAACATCAGCCCACTTAGAGTTCCAAAATCTTTCAGCATCTTCTTCTGTGTAATCCACAAGAAAACGCTCTCTGACCTGTTCAAAGGTAATACCCTTTAATTTTGCAACTTCACAGACTAACATTGTATACCCCATTCGTGTGTCATACACACGTTATATAAGATTGCCCCCCCCCACATAAGCGAAAAGGGATTGAAAATATATTGCCCCCCCCAAATAAGA